TTATACTATTTTATCTCGTTTTAAACGCATTATTATAATATATTATCAACATAATGAATAGTCCAAGTAAAGATGATGATATACTTAAATTTGTATTTAAAAAGTGTCAAGAACCTGATATAGATGGGAAAAATAAAGTTATTTATCTCTTTCTTAAATACTATATTAATGCTCTTTGTAAAACTTATAGTTCTACTAAAAATATTATATATTCTATTGAATGTGCTGACCTAACTACACATATATTCAATATTATTTATAATTATACTCATCATATCCGTGTTAGTATATTTATGATGGAAAGAACTATTTTCTTATTTAATAGCTGTATAAATATAACTAATTCAACTGAAATGGATATTCCATTCATTAAAACTAGTATTATTCATAAAACTATCGGTAGTATCAATATTAACCATAAATTACATAACAAAAAATATGAAATATATACAGATATACATGCTATTCACATAATAGCACTATTTTTAAAAGATATATTTATTAAATTGACAAAAATTATTTATAATAATAATCCTAATAATTCTCTTATTAATTCTATCAATTCTCAAGAACTTATACCATCCATTGATAATATTACAAATGACCAAGATAATATTAATAGTGAACAAGAACCTTTACAATATCATTTAGAATATACTATGTTATTATTGCATTCAATATTATATCGTATTGTAATTGAAGGCTTTGAAAATTGGTTAGAAATTATATTAGATAATTTTGTTGATTTCAATCTAGACGATATTTATGAATATCCTAAACAAGTTAATATTATTCGTATCCGTCTGGAACTATTTTTATATTCTCAAAAACTATATAATGATTTTATTAAAGCTAAACACATATCTACTGCTCTACTTGACGAATATATTGATACTTTAGATAATGATGATAATCTTAATGAATATATGGATTATACTCAATCTATACGAAATCACTATCATTTCAAAGCTTTAAAAGATAAATTGAGCTCATATAATAAATAAGGTTATTATAATAACTTTAATTCTGTATATATAAAAAGTCATTCAAATATGCCTGGAGGCGTTATACAACTCATTTCAACGGGTAATCATGATATATATATTACAGGATGTCCTCAAATAACATTTTTTAAAAAAGTTTACAAAAAACATACACATTTCGCAATGGAAGCAATTGAACAAGAATTTAATGGTAATACCCTTTTTGGTTCATATATTTCTGCTACTTTATGTAGAGATGCAGATTTACTATCTAAATTATTACTTGAAATGAAATTTTCAGTTGAACCTATTACACCATTAGCATCAATGACATCCGTAAATGGATATATTACTCTTAGTAATGGAACATATTATGGAACTTTTAGTTTATATGAAAGTCTTGGTATAAAATATTTAGGTTTTAATAATTCTACATTAGGAACAATATATATAGGTAATTCTGTTCCTCCTAATATAACAGTAACTCAAGCGACTAATATTATAAATGCTATTATAACTAATCCACCTGCAACATTTACTTTAAACTATATTACTAATCAGATACCTCGTATTGCTACACGTATTATTGATTATATTGAGCTGACAATCGGTGGACAAATGATTGACCGCTTATATGGTGAATGGATTGATATATGGTTACAATTATCATCATCATACGAACAGTGGACATTATTAGAAAATATGATATATGGAGATAATCCATTATTTAATAACACATCTGTAACTTATCTTCCGATACCTTTTTGGTTTTCTAAAAATTATGGTTTAGCATTACCAATGATATCATTACAATATCATGAAGTAAAATGCAATATACAATTTAAAAATGAATTTAGTGGAATTGCCAAGTTATACGGAAATAATCCTTTAAATAATGCTTACTCAAGTAATGATCCCCTTACTCCATTAATGACAAAAACAGGAGATGTTTCTAATATTATACTGGATATTCCATTAAAAATTAATATTACAGATAGTCGTCTATTCGGTGATTATATCTTTTTAGATACAGATGAAAGAAGACTATTTGCTGGATTGAAACAAGAGTATCTCATAGAACAGACCCAATATTCAAATAAATTAGCATTAAGTTCAGGCATTAATATTAATGAACTTCATTTTAATCATCCTGTAAAAGAATTATTATGGTTTTATCAATTACCTTCAAATGATAATACATTCAATTATTGGGATAATTCAGGTAATGATATAATGAAGTCATGTAAAATTGAATTTAATGGTATTGAACGCTTTAAAACTAAAAATAACCACTATTTCCGCCTATTACAACCATATTATCATCATTCTGGTGCATATTTACAAGATGTATCCGGTGAATTAGGTGGTTTCTATACATACTCTTTCGGTCTTCATCCAGAACAATATCAACCAACAGGTACTTGTAATTTTAGTCGTATTAATAATGCTATAATGTATAGTAATGTTACACAAATTTGTAATATGTCTGTATATGCAACTAATTATAATGTATTAAGAGTAATGAATGGAATGGCTGGGTTAGGCTATGGAAATTAAATTATTATATATATTATATTATGAGCTCCATTTCGCTATTATTAACTAACAATATTAATAATATTGACCTTATTGATTATTTTGTTAATAATGTTACTATGCCTATGCCTGTATTTCCAGGCCAACAAATAGATAGAACATTATTACTTTATAAGGATAATCAATTTGACAAATGTAAGGGCGTTGTTGTTCGTGATGGAACAACATATACTAAAGAAGAAACACGCGACTATACATCTGCTCTTGTAACTGACCAAACATTTATTGATAATTTAACCTATTTTATTAATATGTTTTCTGTTTACATTGATTTAACTAATGTAAATATTGATGGTACAAATTATGTATGTAATTCGTATATTTCATTATCTGGTAAGAAGTACTATATTTTAGGAATACAACCAATGACACAATAAATTTATTTATTTTATTTATAATTTAATAATATAATGGATACTATATTATTAACTAATAACAATAATAATATTAATTTCATAGAATATTTTCTTGATAGTTTAACTACATTACAAATATTAACTAATTCATATACTATCAATAGAACATTACAATTATCAGTTATTGATAATATTGAAAGTTGTCATGGAATAGTTAAATTGAGTAATGTTCATATTAATCATACTCCCGTATTTGAAAAAGTAGAAAATATAGAATTTATATCAGCTATTATTAAAGATCAAACATTCATAAATAATTTATTATTATTTCAAAATGATTATAGTAATACTATATTAGATACGGAAGTAATAATAAATAATGATAGATATCATTGTAACAAATATATAGAAATTGCTGATAAGAAATATTATATTCTAAACCAAATATAAATTAAAAATATTTTTATATAAGTGAATATATATAAAATGATTTCAACTATTAACCGAAATATTGATGAAGATAATTATCTATCATCGCTTCAATATATACTTAATAATGGCGAATTACGGGAAACACGAAATTCAAAAACATTATCCGTATTTAACCAAAATTTAACCTTCAATATTCATAATCAATTTCCACTATTAACAACTAAACGTGTATATTGGAAAGGTGTCTTAGAAGAATTATTATGGTTTATTAAAGCTGATACAAATGCCTTTAATCTAGCAAATAATGGAGTACATATATGGGATGCTAATTCTACACGTGAATATTTAGATACACGACATCTTAACGAATATGAAGTAGGTGAATGTGGACCCATATATGGATATCAATGGCGTCATTTTAATGCTCAATATATTAAACAAAAAGATAGAGATAATAAATTGACATTAGAAAATAAGGGTGTTGATCAACTACAATATATTATAGATACAATAAAAACTGAACCTACATCTAGAAGGCTATTTATGTCTGCTTGGAATCCTACACAATTAGACGAAATGTGCCTTCCGCCATGTCATGTTTCATATCAATTTTATGTATCTCAAAATAAATATTTATCATGTTCTATGACACAACGTTCGGGTGATATGTTTTTAGGAGTACCATTTAATATAGCATCAACTTCTTTATTAACCTATATGATAGCATATATTACTAATTTAGAACCATATAAGGTTCATATTAATATAGGTGATGCTCATATATATCATGACCATATAGATGCAGTCAACGAACAGTTAAATAGATCACCATATGATATGCCTAAATTAGAAATTATAAAAAGAGATGATATAAAAAAAATTGAAGATTTTACAAATACTGATTTTATTATAAAAGACTATAATTGTCATCCAACTATAAAGGCTAAGATGATTGCTTAATTGATATAAAGACACTTTGTATTTTTTATATATAATATGAACCACTTATCACTATTAGATATAAAATATTTAGAAGTTTATAAAAGTCCATTTATAAAAAAACGTATTGGTAATACAGGTGATGGTTCATATATTATATGTGATATACCGGACCCAAAGTATGACGCATTTATATCAGGGGGAATAGATAAAAATATAGAGTTTGAATTAGAATTTTTAAAAATATATGATGATATTGATATATGTTATGCTTATGATGGAACTATTGATGATATTCCTTATAGTGATAAACCGACATTTAATAAAATAAAATTTATTAAGAAGAATATTGGTAGTGAAAATAATGATAAAATATCTAATTTAACTGAAGTATTTGAAAATTATAATAATATATTTATGAAACTTGATATAGAAGGTGGTGAATTTCCATTATTTAATACAATAAGTGACGATAATTTAAAAAAAATTAAACAACTAGTAATTGAAATACATGGCGCTCATCATTCCATTAATAATTGGAATATTTTAAAACAATTAAATAAATATCACAAAATTGTTCATTTTCATCCTAATAATTGTTGTGGAATATTAAAAATAAATAATATAAATGTTCCACACGTTTTTGAATGTACATTTGTTCGTAATGATTATAATATATCTATTCCAAATAATGAATTAATACCAACACCCTTAGATAAAAAAAATGTATCATATCATCCAGACATTTTTTTATATGGATATCCATATACTTCAAAATAATTAGATATATTAATTATTTAATCACTCTCACTCTCATTCTCATCATTATCCTCATTTACTAAATCTAATTTTACTTTATCTGTTATTATTCTATTGAATTGACAATAACCATTTTTTTCTTTTATATAATTGTTCACTATACTAACATAATTATTGAATAATTCTTGGGCACTATCACTATCATAACATAATGTTCTCAACTCATACAAAGGTGCCGCTAAATAATGAACTGATAATTGTTTATTAATATCATTCATACTTCTTTTTAATACGTCCTTTATTACGTCAACACCATCTGGATGGAAACAATGTAATTTCATTTCACCACAAAAATTCTGTAATGGAATCATACACAATTTTTCTATATTTACTAATAATTCCTTTTTAATATTATCATTAATATCAACTTTATCTAAAAGACTATTATCCTTATTTATACATTTAAATGCTATATATAAACATTCATATTCATCTAATAATATCCACATCCTTTCATATAAATTAACTATATCACAACTAAATTGTAATGATAATTTATATAAAATTGTATTAACTTTTTTACGGTTACTATATTCAATCATAAATTGTTGTTTATCTTCTTGTGTTACTTGTTTTCTAGATAAATTTATATATCCCCTATCTATATCTAATTGAGTTACTAAAGCAACTATTTCTTGTCCTTCTTTCACATGTTGATATATACTTTTAATCCTTCTAGCTGATACTTCAGCAAATATCATCATAGCTGATATATTTTTATATTCTATTAGTGTTCCATATACAGCTATTTCGTCAATTGCTGTTATTTTAAATAACACTAATTCATTCAATTCTGGAAAATTATTTCTTCTCATATTTAGATTATAATATTAAAGTTATAATATAAATATCAAATTTTAACCTTTAATTAGCAAATATTACACTTCCCATACCTCCTATTATCTCAAATACATTATGTGTAACTACATAGAAAAATATATCATATTCCATATTGAATAGCTCACTACATTGTGGATTCTCGTATTGTGCAGGATCTTTTAAATCCATCACAAATTCTATCTTTTTTATTTGTGAAAAATTACAAGCACCACTTGGTTGATATTTTTCAGGTTCCACTGCAAATGAATATAAATTAACACCAGGATGTCTATTATTTGTATGAGTAATGAATGGTTGATTTTTAGTAAAAAATGATCCCCGCTTAGGATCTATATACGCATTACCATTTAATAATATTTGAATATTTGAAATAATTTCAGGCTTATAATAATTCCAATTATTTGCATTTATTACTGGAATACAACTCAAATCACGATGATTCCATACACTCAATAAATTAGTTATATCTTCTGTATTATAAGCATTACTAGCAGATATAACATATTGATTATAACTTACATCTACCTTTCTATTAGTATCTGTTCTAAATCTACCCAACTTATTAAAATTAGAACCTAATACTCCATTATTAATACTTGTTGAATTGGTTGCTAACTGTAAATAATATGTTTGATAAGCATATGGGTCCATATCATCTTTATCTAAATTTGTATAATTAGACCAATCATTATGAGTAATATGAATACTTCTTTTAGGTAAAATATATATTTCTTTAGCTGGATGAAAAAATTCAACTTCAAATGTTGTTTTATTTTTAACACCATATTGTTGATAGAATAAAACTTTTTCAATTAAATATTTATGTGAATTTTTAGCAAAAAATGTACGTTCATCATTATCTAAAAATATATATGTTATTTCTAATCGCGGATCCATTGGCCACGGATTTCCACTCAATCTTGTGAAGTTTGATATATCATCATTCTGTGTTTCTGGTTTAATCCAATAATTTCTTACATATGAACCTGATGGCTCTAACATATATCCCATTCCTAAAGTTAATAAATCAAATTCATATGATTGGTCTAAACTATAATTTTGACTTTTTGTAACCAAATATAATTCATTAATTGGTCTAAATGTTACCTCTAGATATACCTCATGATATTGTAAAGCTATTAAAGGTAATGCTAAACCATTGTGTCTATGACACCAAAATGGTAGTGGAATACTCAATCTTTTAGCAGGTATTGAAGGCTTTGTATTCCAATTTTTATTTAAATATGTATATGAATTACTACCCAATGATGTAGTTGTTGTATCAACATATGGATATTTGCCCATTACATCTATTGGATTATTATATTCAGGTATATGCGCTATCATATCATAATATGTTTGTAATTGTTCATCACTATGAGTCATTTCATGATATAGATTAATATATTCACCAGTATATTCTTCTATTATTGAACTACCTACTATTATTCTAACATTGCTTATCATTTGTGTGCCTAAATATGGAATCCATTTAAAATATTTAGTAGGTGGAGCATAAATAGCCGGTATATTTATATTCAAAAATAATTTTGTCATTAAATCTGCGTTACGTGGAACACGCAATTTAATACGAGTAGGTAAATTAAAAGACAATGTATCAAAACTTTCAAAGTTTACCTCTATTGGTTGTATCGCAAAATGTGTAAATCTTCTATATACCATTTTAAAAAAGGTCATTTGTGGATTACCTGATAAATATAAATTTTCAGTTCCATATGCCTGTAATTGAATCAACCCACCTGGCATTACTCGTTCTTAATATACATATTTATTATTATTTTTATTCATAAACTTATATATTTTTGATATTATTAATGATACCGGCATATGCGAATGATATATTTCTACCTTTGTATCACTCTCACCATCTAATTTCCAATAACTGTATCTAGGTATATATATTATATTATATGGATGTGCCTTTATTAACACTTGTTGAGTTTCTTCTATATTATTCAATATACCATCTGTTATATTTTTTGAATATTTAGAGGGTATTATAGACAAATCTACATCCTTGTTAACTTTTATCAATAAATAAGGATAATAATGTGTCATAAATTTATCTTTTTCAAAATCACTCAATAATTTATTATCATATGTGTGTTTTATTGATATTGGTGAATATATTAAATATCGTTGAATATTGAAATATAATGTATCATTTTCTATATATGTCATCACAAATGGAAAAGGCTCTTTATATAGATTAGAACCATCTAATTTATCTATATCTTGCTGTAATATTTGATATTCATCATATGACAGTTTCATATAATTATATATATGAAGTAATACAAATATTAGAATTACTGATATTATAGAGATGGGTATATACTTATTCATTATGATAATATATATAAATTTGATTTAAAAAAAAACAGCATTTTATTTATTAAAACTCTTCAAAAATGTATCAAGAAATTACAGAAGAATCTCATCCATTTAACTATAATATTGATGAAAAATCTAATTACGATTATACACTCAATACACCTGATAATACATATAAACGAACTAATAGTCAAGATACCGATAATATATATAATAACTATGAATATGAATTTTATCAACATTCCAAATATATTAATGAATATGGCTCTATATCTCCACATGGACCTATTCTAGATACTCCAGATATGATTAAATTACCACTTAAATTACATCAAAAAAGAACACTATATCATATGTCTTTCCTTGAAAATCATAAAAATCGTATTATTGATGATAACTTTCTAATATTATCTGATAATGTTGGTAGTGGTAAGTCATACTGTATTTTATCTTTGATAGCTATGAATAGGACTGTAAATATGTATAATAATTTGTATAAAATATTACCTAAATATAATAGTATTAATACAAATTTTTCTCAACATCAATTAACAGGCATTTATATGAATGAAGCTAAATGTATTGAATTCAATTCAAATCTTATTGTAGTTCCACATAGTATATATACACAATGGTACAATTATATTAATTCTTATACAACTATACCTTTTATTGGTTTATCTACCTTATTAGAAATTAATAAATTGGGAAATAGTAAAGAAAAATTAATTGAAACATTAAATAGTGTATATATCATTCTTGTAAAATCAACCGTATATAACGATTTTATAAGATATTTAGAATCCTATAATCTTAGACAGGAAATACGTTATAAAAGTGTAAACACTGAGTTTGGTTTAGAAGATAAATATGTCATAGAATATGGTAGCAATAATGACATAGATGAGTGTAAATATGTATCATCACACTTTGATAGTATGATGTGTCGCACTTATATTATGAATAAATATGAATCATTTGTTAATGATTCTAAAAAAGACTTTGATAAAGCATTCAATTCTTTTTCAAATTTTATAATATCTCAAAATAAAGAATACACTTTGAGTAAAAACGATACAAATATTAATAATATTGGTCACTGTAAAGGATTAACTATTATTCAAGGCTTCATATTTCAACGTATCATATTTGATGAAGCTGATAGTATTAAGATACCTAGTTGTTCACACTATATAGGTAAGATGACATGGTTCATAACTTCTTCATTCCAATCATTATTATTTGATAGAAATTGTAATTTTCTAGATAAAGATACTAATCAACTAATAAGACCGTCAAATGGTATTACAGGATGTTCCTTAATTAATAGGTGTTTTAAAGATACTTATTGGGCATCACGTTATAAGTCAATTGATAAATCTTTTCGTATATTTTCAACTATTATTCGTAATCACCCTGAGTTCGTTAAAGTATCCATTGATATACCACGTCCTCAAGTCAATATGGTTAGATGTTATACACCGATTTCATTCAATGCTGTTCAAAATGCTTTAGGTCAGGATATATTAAAAGCATTAAATGCGGGCGATATTAATGAAGCATCTAGCCTATTAGGATATGAGATTAAGACAGAAGATGATATTATTGATAGTGTAACTATGTCATTGAATAATAAAAAGAATGAATTGAGTAGATCTAAATTAATAAAATTACATGAATCTTCTCTATTAGAGCAAGAAAGAATCACATTAAAAAATGAATATGAACGTCTTAAAGAATTATATAAAGATATTCCAGTAGATGAAAGACCTGATGAGTTTAATGATACTAAGAAAAATTATTATTCTATTAATAATCGTATTTTAAATATCAAAAAGACCATTGAAAATAATGAGAATGAAATAAATGACATTGATTCAAAAATTAAAAACATTGTTGAACGTCTTGAAAATCCTACTGCTAAGACATGTCCTATATGTATGGATAATATTCAAGTTCCATGTATTGTAATTTGTTGTAAAAACTTGTTCTGTATAGATTGTATTCAAAATAATATTAAAACTAGAAAAACGTGTCCATTATGTAGAGAAAAAATTGATAATAGCAAATTACATATAATAAAAGATGAAGAAAAGAAAGAAATAGATAATACTATGTCATTATTAGATAAATTAGATATAATATCGGAATATCTTCTAGATAATAGGAATAAACGTATTCTCATATTCTCTGAATATGAAAGGACATTTGAATTAATTGAAAAGCGTCTTACACAATTAGGTATTACACATTCTCGTATTATGGGTAATACATTACAAATTAATAAAACAATCAATGAATATAAAAATAATCGTATACAAGTCTTAATGTTGAATGCTAAATATTTTGGTGCTGGTATTAATTTACAAATGACTGATGAAATATTTGTATATCATCGTATGAGTAATGACCTTGAAAAACAAGTTATTGGTCGTGCTCAAAGATTAGGTAGAACTGACGCACTCAATATACACTATTTATGTTATGATAATGAGTATAATATTAATTCTTATAATGAAAATATAGGTCAAAATACAAATCACATAATAGAACAATATGAATAATTGCTTGATGATTCTATAGGTATCGTATACATTTTTTTTATTTCTTCATTATTCTTAATATTTTGTAAATAATCATTTATTATAATCTCTTTCTTAACTATTAGTCCCCTCTCACATATTTCATTCTTACACACATTTCTCATAATAATCTCAAATGGTCTTCGTAATAATGAATACGTCTTTATTTCACCCACATACATATCCCTCATTTCAAATATATCAGGTTCAATATTTGATGTTAATATATATGTATTATTATAAAGTCTTATTATGTCACCTACTTCAGGTAACAAGCCTCTATAATATGGGTTCTTTACATTAAAAAAAATTTTCATCTTTTTAATATAAAAGAATATTTTGAAACTAAAATCTAAATTTTTATTTTTTAAACATAATCTTCGCAATAGATAATTCTATTTTATTTATACTACTCTACGTAAATATCTATAGTATAAATATGATATTGATTCTCTATTATAATATAGCACATTCTTAATACGATTGGTGAATTCAATATTATGATATAAGTATTCATGAATATCATATTTTGATAGTTCTATACCATTATAATATATGTCATCCATGTTATTAATAACTTTATCACATATATTACATTTATCATTAAATATATAACCATATATACATACTGGTTTTGTATATACAGTTACTAACATTCTAAATAAAGAATCAAAATTAATATTGCTATAATAGTTTTTATTTGATTTATTTAATAATGGTTCACTTTCATCCATATTTATAATAGTAATATCAATTATATACTTAAGCTTTAAGTTCTATTGGTATTCGTGTAATCATATTAGCACCAGCTACATCAATTGGTAATGGATTTGGTAAAAAATAAGGTTGATTAGTCAATTTATCTTTAACAGTGCTATCATCACTTGTTCGTGTTCCATCTTCTGCTGAGCGTAAATGTTCAAATCTGTCAAATGGTGTATACGGAATATTGTGTATATTTACACGTGGATATTTCTTTTCATGTTTAATATCAACTTTTAAGTCTGGTTCCAAATTATAATGCTTCATATAACAGCATTCACTCATTTGTAGGTCACTTAAACATAATTCAAATCCGCGTTGGTCTTTACAACTACACTTATTTACAGGCATAAAATTATTAGTACATTGTTTATAGGACCCTGTATTACATGGTTTATATTCATTTCTATAACAAGTATCACCTCTAATTACACCTAAATGACATGATTTTGCTACATTTTCTCGTGGGAATTGTTTTACAGAACCACTTATAGGAATATATCTAAAGGCTGCTATAAAGCCTGAAAGAGCTAATACTGCTAATATGATTAGAATAATCTGTAAGCTCATTTATTATATCATAAATTGATATTTTTTTAGCTTAAAATGAAATATTTTCTTATATATATCAAAAATGAGAGTTTTAAAAAGAAATGGTCATCACCAAAATGTTTCATTTGACAAAGTTACCGCACGTATTGCTAATCTTTGTAAAATGGACCCTATTTTAACAGATATAGACCCTGAAATGGTAGCACAAAAAGTGTGTTCGCAAATATTTGATGGTATTCATACATCTAAATTAGATGAACTAGCAGCAGAAACGTGTACTCAATTATCTGTTAAACAGATGTCTTATGGTATTTTAGCATCTAGGTTAATCATATCTAATAATCATAAATTAACATTACCATTATTCAGTCAAACATTAGAAACTGTTGCTAAACACAATCCAAAATTAGTAGATAATAAAATATTAGAATTTGTATTACAAAATGCAGGAGAAATTGATAGATATGTAGATTATAATCGTGATTATATGTTTGATTACTTTGGTTTTAAAACATTAGAACGTGCCTATTTATTAAAAGCCAATGGTAAAGTTGTTGAACGTATTCAACATATGTTTATGCGTGTATCTCTTGGTCTTCATTGTGGAAATCTAGAAAGATGTTTTGAAACATACGACTTAATGTCTCAAAAATATTTTATTCACGCAACACCTACTCTATTTCACTCTGGAACACAACATCCACAACTGTTATCTTGCTTTTTAATGGGTGTTGAAGATAGTATTGCAGGTATATATAAGGCGATTGCTGATTGTGCGCAAATATCTAAATGGGCTGGTGGTATTGGAGTTCATATACACGATGTTAGAGGTGATAATGCTTTAATCCGTTCAACTAATGGTCGTTCTACTGGAATTATGCCGATGTTAAAAGTATTTAATGATGTAGCTCGTCACGTCAACCAATGTTTTACACCTGATACTTGGGTATATGGTGAAAAAGGGCCTATACAAATGAAAGATTGTAATATTGGTGATAATTTATATACTATTGATGGTTCATTAAAACCTATATTACAAATATCTATAAATGAAGTTGATAAAGAAATATTATCTATTACAAATGATATCCTAATAAAACCAGTTAGAGTTACTAAGGAACATCAAATATACGCAAGATTAAAAGATACTAAGCCACTATATATAAATGCTAGTGAGTTAAATACAAATTATTTTGTATCTTATCCAAAATATAATGAACAAATACATAAATCAAGTAGTGAATTATTAAATCTTAATAAAAAGATAGAAGAGACTAATGATTATTATATTGATGATAACTTATATTGGGTTCCTATACGTAACGTAGATATAACACATTATAAGGGTGCTGTATATGACTTTAATATGATGGATAATCATAATTATTTAACTGATATGGGTATTGTTCATAATTCAGGCAAAAGAAATGGTTCATTCGCAATGTATCTTGAACCACATCATATTGATATAATGGCATTTTTAGAAGCAAAGAAGAACCACGGTGATGAAAACTCACGTGCGCGTGACTTATTTTATGCTGTATGGCTTAGTGACCTATTTATGGAACGTGTTAAAAATAAGCAGATGTGGTCTCTAATGGACCCTGACACTTGTAAAGGCTTAAGTGAAGTCTATGGTAATGAATATAAGAAATTATATGAAGAATATGAAAAAGACACTACTAAAGTTATTAAACAAGTACCTGCTTTAGATGTATGGAAAGAAATAATAAAATCACAAATGGAAACAGGAACACCTTATATTTGTTATAAAGATGCTGGTAATGAAAAATCAAATCAAAAGAACTATGGAACTATTAAGAGTAGTAATTTATGCGTTGCTCCGGAAACATTTATTTTAACAGATAAAGGACATATTGAAATACAAAAACTTAAAGATGAACGAGTTAATGTATGGAATGGAACTGAATGGAGTGAAGTAGTTGTAAAACAGACTGGTGAAAATCAAGAATTAATTACGATTTACTTTAGTAATGGTAATAATTTAGCATGTACTAATTATCATAAGTTTTATATAATTGATGATAATGGTAATACTAAATGTATTGAAGCAAGAGAATTAAAAGAAGGAATGAATATTATTCCATATAAATATGAAAATAATGATTATATCAATAATATTACTATAACAAATATCAAAAATACTGGTAGAAAAGATAATACTTTTTGTTTCAATGAACCTAAAAGACATATGGGTATATTTAACGGTATTATAACAGGTAATTGTACCGAAATTTATGAGTATTCAGACCATAAAGAATATGCTTGTTGTACTTTAGCATCTATTGCCCTTCCTACATATGTTGAAGAATTTGACTATTCTACTATTAATTCTATTGAAGTTTATACAAAGAGTGATTGTAAATTCTGTAATTATAGCAAGAGTTTTTTAAAATCACGTGGATTGAGCCATATAGAACATAATTTAGATGATGATATAGTTAGAGGTGACTTTTTCAAAGAACTCAATAAGAAATCTGGTGGTATTGAATGCGATGGTGATAATTGTCGTATAGTATTAAAGAATAAGAGATTTACATCTGTTCCACAAATATTTATTAATGGTGAACATATTGGTGGATTTACTGAATTATATTCATATTTTAAGCCAACTTTCAATTTTAAAAAGTTATATGATGTTACTAAAGTTATCACTCGTAATCTTAATAAAGTCATTGATTTGAACTTTTATCCTGTTTCAGAAACACGTATTTCTAATTTCCGTCATCGTCCTATTGGTATCGGTGTTCAAGGTTTAGCTGATGTATATGCTAAATATCGTGTCAGTTTTGATAGTCAAAATGCTAGTGAATTGAATAAACAGATATTCGCTACTATTTATTACGCATCTTGTGAAGCAAGTTATGAATTATCACAAGAATTTGCTACACATATACACAATAATATGTTATTATCTACTGAAAATAGAGACCCTATGATATTACCAGAAGATATTGAAATGTATAATAATAATGACCGCTATTTAGGGTCATATCATACATTTAAAGGCTCTCCTATATCACAAGGACAATTTCAGTTTGATTTATGGAAGGCATCTCCATTAAAATCGGTCGGTTGTATATATAATGCGGATGGTTCTATTAAAACTGAGTTAAAAGGTGCTATGACGTTTAATTGGGAAGACTTAAGACATAAAATTATGGAAAATGGTATGCGTAATTCATTATTATTAGCACCTATGCCTACCGCATCAACAAGTCAAATATTAGGTAATAATGAATGTATTGAGCCATTCACATCTAATATATATTCACGTGGTACTTTAGCAGGTCAATTTGTAGTATTGAATAAATATTTAATGAATGATTTACAAGCTATAGGAGTATGGAGTAATGATTTAATGGATACTATTATTTTAAATAATGGTTCTATTAATGGTATTAGTGCTATTCCAGAAGTTATTCGTAATACTTATAAAGTTGTATGGGACTTATCAATGAAATCATTGATAGACCAAGCAGCAGATAGAGGGATTTATATTTGTCAATCACAAAGTCTCAATTTATGGTTAGAAGACCCCGATTTGAGTAAATTAACTTCTATGCATTTTTATGCTTGGCAAAAAGGATTAAAAACTGGTATTTATTACTTACGGAGAAGAGCAGTTAGTAAGGCACAAACATTTAGTATTGATGCGGCAAAAACTACTGTTAATAAGAATGAAGGAAGTAAGGAAAGTGATTGTTTAATGTGTAGTAGTTAATCAACAAAGATAATTGATATAATAATTTATTATATAATTTATCTATTTCTTAATAGACATACATTGTAATTGAGAACGATAACTATGACCTTTTAATGGTTGTAAATTATTTGTTTTTACATATGTATCCCATACACTTTTAATTTCTGCTATATTATAATTTGTTATACATACTATAGTCTTATTTTTTAATGTAGTATCTATTAACTCTAATATAGTAGTTAAGTCGTCACCTTTCTCAGTATCAATATAAACTAAATCATATTTATCAGGTAAAAATGATAGATTAGATACTTGAATATTATTAGAACATAGAACCATTGGATATTTTTTAGCAAATTCACTATCACTAAATGTAATAACTGTAGTTTTTGCTTTTTTATTTGCTTCACTAAATATTACTGGAACTATTCCCGCATCTAAACCAATTGATAAAATATTTTGAATATTGTTGTTTAATGACAAATTACATAATTGTTTAAATTGCATAATTATTGATTGATTATAATCTGCTTTATTTGAACTTAATAGACGTAAATCATTCCCTACTTTATATTCTTTCCAAACATCATTTATACTATTATTATATGCTTTCAAACTATCATCTAATTCTTGTTTTATTTTAAATTCTTTAGCAAACATTAAAAAATCTAATTGGTCTGCTTGTTTTACCATAAATCTATTTGGGTCTTCTGGATAATGTGCTAATAATATATTAGTGGATGGTCTTGCTGGTTTTATAGTGACTAAATTATTTAATGATACGTTCAATAATTTATTTTTATTTGCTATATTTCCTATTACTACACAATCTATTGCTGTTGGTGGTAATTTAACCATACTTTTACGCATATC